CCAGCCAGTGAAAGCACACTGAAAAATGAATCAGTTTCTTCTTTAGTAAAAGATGCTATTCCGTCCATTTTTTCATATTCAGCATCTTTAAACCACACACTTGATGTTTGTTTAAAATTATCAACATTTACATCAAATGTAGCATTCATTTGATTTACTACTTCACCAGTATATTTTGTATGCCAAACAATGCCTAATTTTGAAGCATTTATTTTTTTCCCTAATTCACTTTTTAATTTAATCGCATATGTTATAGTGTTTGGAGTAAAAACAATATGCGATTCTCCATCTATAGATTGTATCGTTGTAGGTTTTTGTGGACTGTATAATAAATCCCCTTGATAAACGCCATCCATTCCAATATCTTTAAGATATCTCAAAGAATCTTTTAAAACTTCCTGTAACCCACCCTCGTGATTATTTTCAATGTCTTCATTTGAAAAATTTAATTTGGGTACTTTTGAAAATGCACCATGCTTAGTGGCTACAAAAAATTTTTCAGTTTCAGGATCGATTCCGGCCACAACTGCAGGAGCCCCATCCCATTTAGTTGTTATTTTAATTTGTTTAGAAGAATCCCCTTTTAGTGTTGATCCTAATGAACTTAAATATGTGATTGCTTTTTTTACACCATCAAATCCACCGTTTAAAACTTCATCTTCTAAATGTTCAAGGTGCTTATTAGCACCCTGAGATTCTAATAAAAATTCTTTAAATAAAAGCATGATCCTTTATAATATCCAATATAAACATTAATAGTATTAACTATTTATTATATTATCTAATTGAGGATTATTTAAAGAGAAGACAGTGTTGACTCATTTGTCCAGCTATTCGCCAATGAATTGTGAGCAAATGCTCTATTACATTTGTCTAGAAGGCCCGGAATATTATAAATCAGTTTTGACAATGCTATTACAGATTTTGGAAAACCTATATTGTTTGCCAAAACACATATCCAAGTAATCTTTCCATAATGTGGACTATGATGATTTTTCCATGATCCGTTAGTGGGATCTATTAACAATAAAGCATTTAAAACTACATCAGGATCAATTATTTCGTTTGTGATAACATTTGTCGAATCAACGATTGTTTCTATGATTTCAACACGTACTTTTTGTTCAGTGCATCCTTTAAGACATTCACCTGTTTTAGTGTCTTGAGGACAACCCATAGGATTAAGACACTCTTGAACATTTTTTACGCCTTCTGTAATAACTGTTTTACTCTCCCATTCTGGCGTTGGAAGATCAGAAATAATTTCAGTAACCTTTACCTTAGGAATTACTGCTTTTACAATTACAGGTTTGAAAAGTTGTAATCTTACTTCTTCATTTTCTTGACTAATTACAACCATTTTTTTACCGCCAAGAGTTATGACAGTACCAAATGGCAGTCCTACTTTTTCACTAATTTTATTAACAGGGGTTGTCGCCACAACTGGATAGGGGGCGCAGGAACTTGAAAATATTGTTACTACGAATGACAATATTATCAGCATAAATTTATACATATTACCTCATTTATTTGAGATTAACAAAAAGAGCCAATATAGCTCCACCATTACACTTATATTATCTCAAATATAGGAAGGAGAGTCAAGCTAATTAAAGGTAAATTCCGAAAAATCTTTCTTTTTTTTCTTTTTTCTATCGTTTATTTCAACATCAAATACTGGGGGAGCATCATCTTTTTTAACCCAAGAATCTTTCTTTTTGTTTGGTGCATTTCTTGAAACAAGATCACTTTGAGCAGATTCTTCAAGATCATACAATTTCATTTTTGCTCTATCAATTCCAATCACAAATCTTTTATGTCTGCCAGGGTCACTATAACGATTTTTCAACTGTTTAATTAAAATTTGATCGAGTTCTTCCAATTCTTCTGTACTAATCAAAGCAAACATAAAATCCGCAGTTGCTGGCAATCCAAATGATTCAGAAGTATCTTCAAGACCAAAATCCGTATCCGTAAATCCTGATCTAGTTGTTTGTGTAGCAGAACAGATAGGAAGATTATTTTCAACTGCAAGACCACGAAGTTCCTCTGCAATCGATTTAACATAATTATACGAATTTACAGAATTACCATACTTCATTCTTGCTGAAGACATAATATTTAAATAATCTACAAATATAATCTCAGGAACAAATTTTCTTTTTAATTTTAATTCATTCAATAAATTTTTAAAATGGTTTACATTTGCAGAAGCGGGCGGGTATTCCTTGACAATCAATCTACCTGCTGTCGTCTTTTTAACCTTTTTCATTTTTTTATCAAACACATCTTTAGGAATATCATGTAAATCATCTATCGTAATATTCATTAAATTGGCATCAATTCTTTCCGCAATTTTTTCTTCTGCCATTTCAAGAGTAATATATAAAACATTTAAACCCTGAGATATTGAAGCGGCCGCATGATGACACATGAATAACGATTTTCCTACACCTACACCAGCAAGTGTAATATTCAAGGTTTTTTTAGATAATCCACCATTGGTTATTTTATTGAAATAATCTAAATCAAACCTTACTTTTTCTTCAACCCTATGATAACTTTCAAATCGTTCATCCGAGTCTTCAATATAGTCATGACCGATATTAGGATCAAAACAAATTGCAAGAGCATCAGATAAAATTTGGGGTATTACTCCTTTGTCCTGTTCTGTATCTTTTTGATTATCAATGATATTAATTGATTCAAATACTGCATTATAGATTGCTTTGTCTTGACAAAATTTTTCAGTAGTTTCAAGTAACCAAGCAGTTTCGGTGTTTTCTTTACTATTGAAAAATTCCGCAACTTTTTTAGAAACAATATCAAATTGTTGTTCAGAAATACTTGTATTATTTCCAATCTCTATAATTAGGGCTTCTTGAGTAGGAAGAACATTAAACGCATTTACATATTTTTCTATTTCATTAAAAAGATATCGGTCATTATGTTCTGAAAAATATTCTGTTTTTATATATGGTAAAGCTTTTCTGGTATATTCATCATTGAATATCAGGTTCTTCAATATCGTGTCCTCGATCCTCATCATTTCCATGTGTATCTAAATCTATATTTTCTTGAATTACTTCTATTAAAATTTCACCTATTAATTTTTCAAATTCTATACCTTCAGTATCAGCGTATGATTTTTTTCTAATATCTTCAGGTATTTCTAGTATATCATATTCGAACCGATATTTCAACTCTTCAGCATCTTTCTCTGGGTCTATTAAACCGAATCGATTATACTTATAAATTACATTTTTAAATTTACCCGTAGTGATAACAAAAGCGAATTGGTCATCCTCATCATTCTGAGGATTTTTCACCAGTTTGTACCACTTCTTCATCGACTGTTGTTCCATATAAAAATTTCTCCTGACAAAATTTATCTATTTTTAACATTATTTCTTCAGTAAAATGTTTTTCAGGATCTTGCATGATCTGTTTACCGAATAATTTTATACCACTTGGAAGCTCATATCTCGTTGATACTTTGATGAAAATACCAGCTTCTTCAGCAAGCTCTAACATACCATGCCAACGATCTAATCCCTTATTATAAGTAACTAATGCATCAACCATTCTATTTTCCACAGTCAGTCTAGACTTGTGATTTTTACAATGAATGATGTTTCCGATTACTTCGGTACCACTTTTTTCTTTTCTTTTTGAAAGAAACACAATATTACTTGAAGCATAATATAGACCCGTACCACCCCCCATAATTTGTTGGGGAAACATCACACCGATTTGACTATATGTGTGATTTGTAATCAATACAGGAACCTTTGCTTTACTTGCTTTAAGGGTCAACACTCTAAATGCTCCCTTTACAAGTGCGGCTCTTGTCATATCTTTCGTCTCTTTACCATCAGTAATATCACCAACCTCTTTTGAAGTAGATAACATACCAAGACTATCAAGACATATCATCAAAGGCACTCTATCTGCACTAGCAAGATGTTTATCAAGAATTGTTGTGACTTGATGAGCAAACTCTTGAATCGTCGCAACTGGTAACATGACCATACGAGAAGTATCTATTTTTCGCTGTTCTATCATTTGTTTAGTTATAGCGGATTCGGATTCAAAATAAAGAACTCCTCCCGTAGGATTGTCTTCTAAAAATTGCTTGACAATTCCGAGGACAAAGAAAGTTTTTCCGGTTGCACTTTCTCCAGCAAATGCTGTGATTTTATTTGAAGCCAACCCCCCGTATATAGTTCCACTAAGTAAAGCATTAAAAGCATAACTGCCAGTGTCAATGAAAGTTTCAACATCTCCTGCTTCAATTCCGTCAGACACAAATCCAGCATATTCATTACCTATTTCCTTAAGTACTTCTTTCAAAAAACCCATTTCGTCTCCTTAAATAAAAAAATCTTCGATTGTACTTGTTTTTTCATGTTCCCACCCAACGCATTTTAATATTGCTTTTAATGGTTCTAAAAAAGATTTTTCAAATTGCATTTTATAGTTTATATATTGGTGTAATCCAAACTCGGGGGGTAAGATTGTTCCCATACTAATTACAGTATCTCCTACGGGGTTTGGTTCTTTAAGATAAGAAAATTTAATCTTTTCTCCCTCCTGAATGATTTGATATTTCTTTGTAAGTTTATGTTCTTTTAATAACTTATTGTGTATAATCGTTCCCTTTACATGTATAGGAGTACCTTTTTTATACGATAATACACTATCACGATATTTCTCAATTCCTCTTACAGACCTGGGAAATGCAATATCTTCTGGAGAAAGCAAGTCAAATGATTCTTTAAATTCTTCAATAAATTCTTGCATTTGATGTTCAGAGCCATTCATAAGAATATCGAAAGATTGTTTTAATTTATCCCTACAAACTGCGGGAGTCGAAGATTTAACTGATTCTAGTCCCATTACTTTTATTTTGGGTTTAGCATATTGTACTCCTTCACTATTATGAACGTTCATGATATAATGCTTCTTACCGGTCCAAACTGCTTTGTCTGCAAGAACTTCTCTAGACATATTCATTTTTTGTTCAAATGCATTCATATATACATGCAGTTTATTAAATGAATCATTTATACAATCTTGTATTTTTGTATCACATACTTTATCTAAAAATTTAATAATTTTTTCTTTATTGGTTGTATCAGTAAAAACAGTTTTAACTAAATCATCTAAACAAATATAAATCGAATCTGTATCGGCGGCTATAATATAATCTTTATTTTTTGTTTTT